CGTCCCAAACCCAGTCCTTACCTTCCATTATGCCAGATACAAAAGCATCAGGGGCAGAAGGATCTGAAACAATATCAGCAGCAGTAGCTAACATAAAGTCATCTGAGACAACCTTTATACCATCTTCATTAACTGCTAATGTACCAAGACCACGAGATGAAACACCAAGTTTTACTCCTTCATCAATAAGGTTCTGTGCTATCTTACCCATTGGAGTAGATAGAATTTTTGCCTTACCAATAAAATTAGATCCACTTTCTTTAAGTGAAACTATCTTATGAGAAACTCGATCTAGATTTACTGTTGGTCCCTCAGGATGACCGAGTTCTCCAACTGCACGACCAGAATCCACAAAACTTTCGTTATACCTTTGAACTTCTCTGCGAAGAGTGTCCATTGGATACATACGACCATTGCGGTTTTGAATATCTCCTTGAAGGAAGATACCCTCGATAAACATAGACTTCTTACCGTTGCGATTTTCAACGATAACTTCTACATCATCAAGTTGTTCTGTGATTAATTTCATTTTTCTTAATTAGTGTAACCTGCTTTAGATCCTTTAACTGAAGCATTTGCTGCAAAGATTGCCTCAGTTGATTTTTTCTCTACAAACTCAACTGCTCCACCTACTAAAGTAAATGAACCAATTGTTGTGGATCCTCCAACCGAATCAATAACAGTTACTAACCTGTTAGTAGTGCCTGTATTTACTACACGAACTACTGTTGCAGATCCAAATGTGGAAGCACCTGCAGCATCTGTGCCACAGTTAGCTTCTGCACCTAGCAATAAAAGTCTAGTCATTAGTCTCTTCTTCAGGTTGAGTTTCTACTTCAGTTTCCACTTCAGATTCTGCTTCTGCACCAAAAAGATTTCCTGATGCAACAGGTCTTAGTTCATCTATCTTCGCTGCTGATTTAGCATAGAGGATATCTTTGATTTGATCACTAACATCTGCAGCAGACGCATCCGTCGCAATCATATTGACGAGTTCTTCCATCATGGTATAATATACTGATAAAGTTATTTATATCTCTCCTTCGTTGTCCTTAGGCATTTTCTGCGGTTGAGGTTCTGGTGGTAGTCCTTGTTGTGCCATTGGATCCCCCATTTGATCTGCCATCGGATCACCAAAAGCACCCTGTTCCATCTCTAACATCTGTTGATTTGGATCTGGTAATACACCATTAGCAATTTCAGTTTCTATCTGCTCATCAATCTCCACAATCTCTGCATCCTTTTGACGCAATACATTTCTCCTTATGTACTCTGTAGAATAATATCTACCAACATAAGGTTCTACCATACCAAGAAGACCTAAACGACCTTCCATCAATTCCTTATCCTTCAATTCTGCAAAATGATTATCGTAGATAAAGTCAAACTGAATATGCTCAGACATTACTTCCCAATCTTCTGGGGTAATAATATTCTTAAGAAGTAATTGTGTTCTTAGCATGTCTAAGAAGATCTTGCTGAAACGCTTACGCAGTCTACCTACAAACTTACTAAACTTAAGTTCGTCTCTTAGAATCTCTGAACTACGGCCAAGGTTAAATCCATCGCCAGATCCAGCGATTCTAGATTCAGGTACTCCCAAAGATCTGTACAACTTAGATTGGAAATACTCAATGTCAGCCAACTCCCCAAGGTTCTGTCCACCTGGGAGTGTTGTGATTTCTGTTCCACGACCACCTTCTCTTCTAGGTAACCAGAAGTCTTCAAGCATGGACATGTATTTTTTATCGTCTCTAACTTCACCTGTTCCTGAGTCATATACTAATTTGTTTCTGTAACGAGACATTACATCTCTAAGGTATTGCTCCGCTTTAACCTTTGGAAGGTTACCAACATCAATATAGAATATCCTCCTTTCTGGAGCACGGGACATTCGGTAAATAACCAAACTGTCTTCAATCATTCTGAGTTGATTGAGTGACTTAATTGCTTTTTGGAGATACGATAAACCTGTACCTTTATTCCTATCAACAAGACCAGAAGTACAATATGTAATAGAATCTTTTGCAAGTTTAACCCCTGACATAGCAGTACCTGCACCACCCATTGCCATGTTGGTTGGATAGCGTGGTTCAGGAGTGTACATGAAATACTCCTCTATCTTAGGGAAGTATACCTTCTCAGATTCGTGTACATTCTTAGTATTAAAAAGAGCATTATTTCCACCACCACCATCATCCTTCTTCTTCTGTTCCTTACGCACATAACGCATCTTCATTGCGTCAATGTATCTCAGTTCTTGTATACCATCCTGAGGTTTTTTAACATCAATTACTTTATTATAATAAATTCGGCCATCAACATACCAATTCCTAAAGATCTCATGTGCTTTGGAATCAAAATCTAATAGATCTTTTATATGTCTAAACTCTTCTCTAATTCTGTCCTTAATACCATCAGAGGCATTAAGATTGTTTAAATCAATTTCTACAGGAGAATCATTTGTATCTGATACAATTGCTTCATTTACAATATCTTCTACTGCATTATCCACCTCAGGGTGGAGTGCCATCTCTCTATATTTCCTTATTGCCTGATGCTCATTCTTATAGATCCCTTCAAGATCTATTACTTGACTACTAAAACCAGACTGTATATAATAATCAACCCCATCCTCACCTGTTTGTGGAATGGGGGATACTACACCCTTAGGTAAATCGTCTTTATCTTCAATTGAAAATCCAAAAAGCCGTGCCATTATTATAGAAGAATACCTTGATACCCTTCTATTTAGTTAGCTAACATCACCGCCATTTCCAGCAGCTTCCCACCACTGAACTTGTAAAGTGACTGTAAACTCTTCAACAGCATCAGATGAATCGTATGAAAGATCTATCTGTGAGACATTTGTTGGGAATATACTATAGAACTTATATGTTCTAAGTACAGGCATATTTTGTTCAGATGACTGTGATGCAGAATCAACACCAGATCTTCCGAGCTGGTATACATATGCATCTTTAGTATAGTCTTCTGGATTTATATTACCAGCGTTATCAGATACCTTAGACATGGAGTTCATCCATCTCTCAAAGGAACCTCTGATAGCAAAGTCAGTGTCGTTGATTACAGTGATTGTCCATTCGTCGAATGTCCTGTCTCCTGCAATTTTAAGCTGACGACCTCTGAAAGGTACGCTGATTGGAGCGATGTTTGATGCAGGAAGTGCAGCAGCCTTGACAAGGAATCTTGTCTTAGGATCTATGTCACTTACTGATGCATCTACTGTGCCATCTGGAAATGCAAGAACCACCTCAAACAGATTAGGTCTTGCAATACCACCCGTCAACCTCGACTTAAACTTGTCGATAGTCCTTTCCGAGGTCTTCGGTGGGTTTGCGGAATTAATTGCCATTAGTCTTTTACCTAAAGTGTGTTAATGAATTAGACCTTACCAATAACCTCATCAAAGGAAACTCCTGTGCGTGTAGCAACAAAGGTTAGTCCGATGAAGTTAATAGATCTTGCTGGTTTGATGTAGATGTCAGCAACGAACTCATTGCTGTCAATAATAGCAGGGGTGTTGTTGGTCTCATCGCAGATAACGACGAAATCTTGAATACCACGCTTAGACTGTACATCACGAAGGAATGGTTCAACGATATTGATAAAGTTGATCCTTGTGATCTCATCGTTGAATTCAAATAGGATGTCTTTGGCAGCAGCAGCGATTGCCTTCTCAAGGAAGATAAACAATCTACGAACATTGATTCTGTCAAAGGCAGAAGACCTACCTAATGCAGTCTTGTCACCGAAGAGAATAATACCTGCTCCAGGTGAAGTAACGATTGGGTTAATTCTGTTGGAGTACAATTTGTCTCTATGGACTTGGTTTGGTGTGTATGCTAGTTTAACAGCATTTAGAATAGCACCTCTTGCAGTTCCGCCTGGTGAGAACCAAGGGAAGTTATTGATGTCATTTCTAGCACATGTGCCAGCAATGTCACCGTTCATGGGAACATATCTAAACTGTTGATTAAACCTGTCATACATGTACTTATAACCACTATCTAATATGGCATAAGAACTTGATGTAATAGGTGAATAGTAATTGATTATGTTATCAGTTACTGTATCAGCTTTTAATGTTAACATTTCAGAATCACCCGATCCAGTCTTAGTTAAGAACTGTTCTCTTGCTGGTGATAAGAATGCAATAGCATCCTTTCTGAATTCAGCAATCTCAATCAGTTTATTTGAAAGTGCTTGTACTTCATAACTTGTTCTTGCTGCAGAACCTAATAGTAGGAAGTCACAATCAGTTTCCTCTGGGTTGCGGAATAGATCGTATGCTTCTTGAATAGCACCGATATCTAGATCCAATGCCCCTAACTCCTCAATAGAAGTCTTACCGTTATAATCCTTACCATTAGCAAGTGATACGACATAGTTACCAATAGAACTGAAGGTAATGTTTTCAGTATCCTGATCCCATCCACCATCTCCAAAGGTATCCCAACCATCACCAGAGAAACCAGTTGTTACGATACCTGCAGGAGCACCGCCTCCAAAGAGACTAGCAGAACCTGTTTCAAGTACCTTTCTCCAGTAAGCAGATGAACCAGCAGAGTATTGTGAATCCTTTGCTTTAGATAAGTTACTGAATTTTTCTAATACAGAACCTGCATTACCAGTAATCTTACCAGTGTCATCATAAACAACTATATGGAATTCATCAAACCTTGCATTTCTTTCGACTGCATAGGATGATGTTCCTGGTCTGTCAACAATTGAGTTCCACTTAATCTTAGGACCAGGTTTGTCTGGGTTAGTACCTAGAGTAATTGATTGAGCATCGAACCAATCACTAGAATTAGTGTAAGTAACAATCCCTGAATATGTACCAGCAGCAAGTCCTCTCCAACTACCATAAGTTCTTGACTCACCAGTGTGAATACCAAGTGCTTGGTTTACACCAGCAGGATCAACGAACTTGTAGTTTCCTCCTTGCTGATAATCAACTGGAGTTTCAGTTCCAGCAGAAGATACATGAGAGATTAACTTAACAGTAATCTGTGAATTACCAACTTGAGTTATTTGTCCTTTAAATATACCATCTAACAATTCAGTTGTACCAGCACCAACTCCTTGTCTAGGAACAACAGTACCAGCAGGTACTCCTTGAGTTACGCCGTATCCAACCTTAAGGTTAATAGGATCTATTGGAACAGTAGTTGAACCATATCCTAATACATTAGTAGTTTGGATTCCTGTGAATATCTGATCTCCTAGAGAATCTAATACTGCAACCTTAATACCATTTGACCAAGTACCTGGGTTTTTAGCAGCAAAGGTAACACCAGCAATAGTGTTCTCTCCGTAAGATAAGTTAGTATAGTCGTCAGTACTTTTTATCTTGACGCTATTTGCAGTCCCTACAAAACCATTTTTAAGTTCTTCGTCATCTGCTCTAACAATACTCATCACACCACCATAGGCGAGATAAGATGAAGCAGTTAACCAATACTCGTAATGATTATCTTTAGGGTAAGGTTGTCCATAGGTGTCCAGAAGGTCTGCCTCTGTCTCTATGAGTTGAGGGCTCTCTACTGGTCCTTTCGCAAATGGAGCAGCCAAGCAACCAGTCTTTGTTGATGTCGCATCAACTCTACCGTTGGTTAGGTCAACTTCCCTTACTACAATACCAGGAGATGCTAGATTAAGTGGCATCTTTTCTTTCCTCTATAGAATCCAATTTGTCTATGATTATTTATTATTTACTGCTCTTCAAACGGGGAAACAGTACATGAACTACCAGTCTGGATAAC